CGGCTGTAAGGGTAACACCTGAGTGTGCTATATGTTCATCTACAACAAATCCATCGAGAGAGTCATGGTCTACTGCGTCCCCACCGCCTGATTCATGAGTAGCTGCATGAGCCGGCAAATCAGCAAGAGATATATCCCCGAATTCAATGCTGTCTTCATCACTATTTACTTTTGCAAATTTTCCTGCTGATTCAGCAAAGGTGGAAGGCGTCCCCAATAAGTCCGTATAAACTGAAATACCTTTAGTCGCTTTTATCCTGGCTGCTTTAATTTGCCTTGAAAGTCGGGACAGCCGTGCTTCCATTTCCTTTAGAGTTACTGGTCTTTGTCCTAGCATTTTATCCTCTAATATGAAAGCTCATCCAAAAGAGCTTCAACATTTACAGTACCTGTAGATATTCTTTTGGTAAGTTTAAGTTGACGGAATATCGTAGCATCAAAAGCCCCACCTACGGCATCGGCTCTTTCTCTGGTTATAAGAACTTTCTCTGTAGGTATCGCATCAAAAGCATAACCGCTTACCTCATAAATAGCTTTTCTCTGAGGCACTTCTATTAGTGAAATATAAGTATTAGCTCTGTCTTGAGCGTCATCTCCGTCTTTTAAATAAGTCTCTAAGGGGAGTGTCCCCTTCCTTTTATATAGATATCGAGCCACATCTGAGGTCGCCTCTCTAACCTTATATTTATCATTGGGGTCTCTGTTGTATTGAATCTGAACTTTATAATGGATTGAATGAGCATCTCTTAAACACTTGAAAGAAAGAAAATCTTCATCCTTAAGATGCGTTATGCCAGAAGAAACCCCTGCTTCATAAAAAGGTATGTACCATTTACCATCAAGCCCAGGCAGGAATTTAAAAAGCCCTCCAGCCTCCAGGTTAGTTACTATGGTTGAGAAGCTGACCTCATAATTAAAATACTCACAGACTGGTTCTGGTCGAGCTGTCTTTAAATCAGTAAAAGAATCCGAGTCTAAAAGGTCTGGATCCCGCCCCATGATCGTAGTCCAGAGGTGTTCAAGCATGCCGGCATGAGTGTTTATAAGATTATTAAAGTTATCTACATAACCTTTGGCATCAACCCTTATGTCTGATTCTGAAGTGAATTGGTAATATTTATTTTGTAAAAGTGTAATTGCTGCATTAAATTCTGATACATCCTTTCTTTCTGTATAACCCCCTACTCTTGTTTCTTGGTCGTCCTCATAAATAGATACTCTGAAATTATTACCTGTTGGAGCTCCTGTCTTTTTAGTCCAGAGGATAACCCGGGTTATATAATAATTGTCCCCAGGCATTCTAAATCCCTGAGCCAATTTTGACCTAGCTCCAGCGTCCCTTAACGGATAGTCAGTGTCATAATGAGATTTATTAAGCCCGGTTACTAGCTCCTCATCTCCGTCCAGAGTCTTTTTCCCGTAGACAAGGAAACATAAATCCACACCAGCATCAGCAACCCAATTATTAGCCCCGTCTATGGCGTAATACTGACCACCACCTGAGACGTATCCCGCTGTAGAATCTCCAGCCAGCTCTACATAATCTACTCCATTTATACCCATAGCCTCAGCTTGAATAACTAGGTAGTAGTCTGAGTTAGCCAAACAGAGAGGCATGCCATAGACAATAAATTGGGCATTATCCAAATCAGTCTCATAGTTTTCATCTTCCTCAAGGTCTAACCCATCAGCTTCTACAGCATCAATAGCTTTTATTTTTCTGTAGGCAATCTTATACTGCATTATGGAGGTATCTATACAAATTGGAGATATGTTAGTTTTTTCACCATAGAATTCAGGCAAAGGCTCGCCATTAAAATCTGGGTCTAAGTTCGGATAATTGCTCTCCCAAAACTTATAAACTGGTATGGTTTCGTTAATCATTGTTCCCTCTGATCCAGTATTTCAAAGTCTACTTCTTCATCTGATCTTTCGATATCTCCCATAACCCCACGCCATAGGGTAGCCACATCTCCAATTGGAGCCCCCAATTTTCCCACTTTGAGAAGTATGTCTTTCCACTCATAAACGTAAGTTGAAAGCCGGGCATCCCAGTAGCCATCCGCATTTATGAGCCTGATATTACCAAACCCCAGGGATATACCCCCTTGATAATAATCAGAGACCGCTTGTTCTATATCCGGCAGGTCTTCACTCCTAAGATAAGGGAGATAGTATTTTCCATTATAAAGCACTGGTTCGTTTTCATCCTGGATATTAACATAGTATTCCCAGTGATAGGCCACAAGGAACGGGGATCCGGTTACACCCGGGTCATCTGATTCACTGTTTCTAACCCAGAGATATTGGCTACTCTCATCATAATAAAATCCCATGCCCCCTGATAGATCATTAAGTATTACAAGGTTTTCACATTCTGTATATGCCTGGGCTTCTTCTTCTACCTTGGACACTTCTAACTCATGGTCAGTCCTCCAGCAGTTAGTATGAACTCCATGTTGAACCCAGCTCTCTGTATCTACCCTTAAGGCCGGCTCCATCTCTACCATAAAGACTTTTTCCCAATCAGCGGCAGAGACAATATCTTCAAAACTCATCAGTGAGTCTCCCTAAAGTGAAGGGTGGCGGTGACCCGGTTATTTTCATAATCGTACTTGAGTTCTTCATTCCAAGTCACATAAAAAAGTTTTTTCCACCAGTATTGATAGTTCTCTAAAACATAAAAAGGAATACCCTTGCCTTTGGCCTCATATATATCCCAGATAGTTTTATAATCGCTTGAAGCTAAACGCAGAAAATCATAAAAGAAATGCCTGTGCTTCCAGGCAGATCTATCTGAAAGATAACCTTTTCTATCAGCCCTAAATTCTTGAGAATCTTCCACAAAGTCCTTAGGCCGGCGCCTGAAGTTTTGAGCCAGCTCAAAATAGTCCCCAAGAAAAATTCTCCCTATCTTAAAATGGGGCTTACAGTATGGAACCAAGTCCCTATCTCCTCTGGTGCTAATATCTTCTTCCCCATATAAGGCTCCTGAAAGCTCAGTGGTATTCATTAAAATACGCCAGTATTGATATGTCTTTTCCCCATCCCAGCATTTAACTAGTGGAGTCTTATCGTCTGTAATTTCAAGCTCATGTTCAATGGCTGGGGCTCCCCAGACATCTACATTATTTGCCTGTATTTGGACAGTAGCTCCGGGGTTAAACCAATGATTATCTATAACCAAAGCCCTTACAGATTTAGGCTCTCCAAAATCAGCTTTAAGCCAAACGTCTTCTATCTCACCAAGTTCGCTCCTCCAGCATCGGGACAGCCATCTCTGTTGAGTATGAGAAGCTGGGAACCTTAGTTGTTCACTGCTGGCCGTAACAGTGGCGTCATCCCAAAGGTTATTCCATAAGAATCTCAGGTTGGAGCCTTCTCTTTCTACTGGAGCCACACTCTCATTTCTTATTGTAAACCAGGCTTGATGCCTAAAAACCCCCAGACAAAAGGGCACATATCTTATATGTTTCCTGTAAACACCTGTACACCAGGGCACGTACCTTAAGGGGTGTTCTATTTTAGGAAGACCGTACACTGCTGAGCGTATGTAAGAACCTCCGTTAAAATATTCATGTAAATTCGGTGTATACATTTTTAACCTATAGTTAATTTAAACCTTGCTATTTTTGCCTCTTGAGCTGCATCTGTTGGGTCTGCCCTTAACCAGAAGGCTTTATACTCATTTTCAGTAAATGAACCTAAGTTAACGGATGCGCCCCAGGCGCCAGGAGCTCCTGCCACATCTGGAGCTATTTCTAAAATATCCTCTGCATCTGTTCTATGATCTGAAACAAAGCTAATTGTCACATCATCAGTTTCAGCTCCAAGTGCTTTCAAATAATATTTTACAGGAGTAGATACCCTGTCCTTTGGAATAGATCCCAGAGAAGCTGGAGCATAAAGTTCATCCCCGTTTGAATCACAGAAAACAAACCTTATTCTGGGGGTATATGCGATTGAATGCTGAAAATCCAATCCATCTCCTGGAAACGTAAAATAAGCTTCCCAAGCTTCATCGATAATATCAAATCTATATATTCCGTTGTCATAATTTGTTATCAAGAATAAATATCTATCCCCATCCCAGACCAATGTATTACCGCCATAATAACCGCCCAAATTAGTTGGCATTGAACCAATGTTTGACCAGGTATTTGCAGCCACATCGTATTTATCGAAATGTGTATCATCCCGAGTATAATAAATATATTCAGGAGTTCCGCTTTC